ATCGTAGCCTCTGCTATCTGGGGATAGCGTTAGGAGTTATAGGATGCGGGACGATAAAGAAAGCAGGAGTGGTAGCAACGGGAGCGGCAGTGGGTGCTACTGCGGGGACTGTGTTAAGTGGGGGTGCGATTGCGCCGATAGCGGGAGCCATGACAACTGCTTTTGTAACAGATGTGGCAACCTCGACAATGGACAATGTTGGTGGGAGGAATGTTGATATGGATTGTGCGCCAGATAACTTCTGGAGTTTGCTCGGCTCTATGGCTGAGATGGGGGGATGGTTGCTTATATTGGTGGTGATAATTCCAATGGTGTTAGGATGGTTTTTACCCGGCCCTGTGAAAATGAAAGGCAGGGAGCCAAAGCATCCTAATCCGCTTATGAGATGAATGAGAAACCTTTAGTCATAGTCGAATGGCGTGACATCATAGCAACATCAGGGTGGGAGCAGGAGATTTCTTGCCCCACCCTTTTTACTGTGGGGTGGTTAGTTAGTCATGACGATGATACAATCGTTATAGCAAACACCAAAGACCCGGATGATTTTGCAGGGGATTCTATTCCTCCTGTTTACTATGGGCTTCACGCCTTTCCTGCTGGCGCTGTTCTTCGCGTTCATCCATTCGATCCCGCGCATAATTATACAGAGAAATCCCCTCCTTTCTCTCAAATATCTGCGCCCAAGTAAGAACCTCACCCCGCACATTCAATGTCTTGTGTTGGTTTAGCCAACAGTATCTAGCAAAGTGTAGCCTCCTTTGGTAAGCCCATTCTTCTTCTTGTTCCTTAAATGTTTTAGACAAATTTATTTTTATCCAACAAGGTCAACAGATAAGAATCTTTTGCATTACCTCTGTTGTCGTTTATTCTGTTTTTATATTCGTGAAGCGGCGCTTTTTTTATTTGCCTTTCTATATCCTTTAAAGTAAAAATCCAAACACCGTTCTTTTTATTCACATCTACACCATAGGCTGTTTCTTTTTTCCAGTTTACCCAAAAAATTACTTTTATATCTGGGTACAACTTTTTGTATCTTTCGTAATCTTTTTTATTAAAGGATACAGTTTCATTAGGATCGCATCCATATTTGGAAGATTTAAAAAATGGCCTAGACTGCAATTTAAGATCAGCCTTTTTGTTTCCATTCATTATTAAATCATGTGAATACCTGTTAGATTTTTTTTCTGGATTTATCTTAACATCTAATCCAATTTTGGGAGCCACTTTTTTTACAAAAAGTTTTTCTATTTCTTCCCCGTAGGAACACCATGCTCCTTTGTTTTGCTTATCTAAGTCGTTACCGAATCTTACTTTTACGTTTGGCATTTTCATTTAACCACTCCATAATACATTCGTCTAGTTCCTCTTTAGTTTTAAAGTGTCTGTTGTCTACATGGAGGTAGGTTAGTTTGTTATCACTCGCAAGAAAACTCCAACCCTCATTGTTCCTGCTTCTCTCCACCCTAATATCATTTATCCTACCCAAGTTAAACGCTGATCCCCTGCCCCACTCAATGGACATCTGGGCCTCTCAGTTCTGAAGAAAACCCCACAACATTCCCGCCTGTATCCTGACTCAACATTCGCTTGAATGATCGCCACATAAACTCATGCGCCTGATACTCACATTGGTTAGCGCATCCCTCAAGAAGTTGCTCCATCTCATCCTTATCAAACAATTCATGTTCCATCCCATCCGTCATTAATTCTAGTGCCGAATCGAAATGGAACACGATCATTGCCGGTATACTCATCTTAGTTCTTTCATCCTTCTGTGCAATGTAAGCGCCGCTAGAAAGGCTTGAAAGTTTTCTTCGATGGCTGTAGATCTGACTGCTTCAAATCTTCCTGTCGCCTTGTCGCATCTAAGGATATAGGTGGCATCCACTGGAATTCCATGAATGTCTTCCACCGCCTTCGCATACGCCGCAACCTGTAGATGGTACTCAGGATAAACCGCTTTACTTGTTTTCCAATCAATAACACAATACTCTCCATTAATAATAGCCCTAGCATCAACTGTTCCCGCATATCTATACTTCCTGTTAAATAGTTTTTCCTCAGAGGATTTCCACTCAACTACATTCTGGCCTACCCAATCTTTAAATGCCTCTATAGAGTTTACAGCCTCTTCCTGCTTGGGCATCTTGGGTATCTCGCCACCTTCCAACTTCCAGTTGATGGCCTCCTCTACCCAATTGTGTGTGATGTTGCCTATGTTAATAGCATCGTGTGACTTGCTACGATAGGCAGACTTCATACCTTTGATAAGAGGATCAATAGCCATACGCGATTTGTAAACCTTAGTCTTTTTAGATGATGCATCCTCGTCAAAGAAGAAGTTCTTCTCTAACCAGTTAGCCCCCACCTTCAAAGCCCAAGGTACAAGAGCGGGTTTAGAAATAATATCCAGTACCTTTGTGGCGCTTGGAATTATCTCATCCCCCACCTTGTATGAGTGGAGTTTACTGTCGAATAACATCTCGACAGTATCCCCATCGTGGTAGTTAATTTTCAAAACGGAACTTCAGAGGATACGCTGTTAGACGCACTTGAACCCGCACCATTATACGGCTCTTCAATACGGCCAGAGTATTTCAGTTTACCTGAATCCTTTGCCCATACCGATACACGCATCTTCTCACCATTGATAAGTGCGTAGCCGGTCAAGTCAGGGCGATTCTCATTGCCCTCCTTGTCATTTTCAAACAGCGAGAGATCGCCGTCCTTTGGTACATAGTCGCTCATATATATCTCCTATAAGATTTTGTGTTCCAATCGCCTGTTTGCTTGCTCAGTGCGCCAGACTTCAATATGAAGTTCTGCCACCTTGAGTTCCCAACGTAGACGCTCTTCGTTTTCTATGGCTACCGCGATACCTTCTATTGTTTTGGTAACTTCCGGTTGCATAGATACCCAGTTTTCCTTGTCTGCTACAGTTTTGCCTACGGCTCTACTGTACAACAAGGAGCGTTGAGTCTTTTTGTACTCCGTTAACTGATACGTTTCGGCCTTGGCCTTTGCGTACTTCGGAGCAGTCTGTTCTATCTGTGTGAGGTATCCCTCAACTTCACCCTTAATATTCATAACTCTATTATACCTGAATTAAATGCAATGTCAAGCGTTCTTAAAATATATTCTCTTTGCCAACTTATAAGGGCGGCATCGCCTGAGTGCATCTGACTGTGGCATTTATGACAAAGCGGCATAGTCAACCAGTCGCTAGCCTTCAATCCCATACCCCCTGACAAATGACCACCCTCGCCTTTCCAGTGGTGAGCCACAACTGTACCATCCCTTATTTCACAAGCGGCACATGGCAGTGTGGCTACCCACTCAAGGTAAGGCTTGCTCTTTATTCTCTTACGTTTTTGAAGACTCATTGATCTCTTCTATTAATATGTTTGCGTACTCTATGATCTTGCACAAGTCGGACATTGGTTCGCCCTTCTTGTCCCATCTACTAGCGTATTTTACTATATTACCAGAGCAGAAGTCAAGTTTATTAGCAATGATATACTCAATAGGTTCTATCTTCATCTTGTAGTGTGAGGGTTTCAATGTCCATACACTCCATCGTTTAGATAAACTCCTTGCGGGGTTCCATATCCCGGTAGGTCAGAGTACCACGGCTCATCATCCTCTGGGTCTACCCAAGGGTGGTTATGCCATTGTTTAGGGGCAATACCCTTGCCTCTAGTTAAGTAATAATTCCATAGAATCTCATCTGACTTTCTTACCCGCATCCAAGACCTCATCTGTCTCGTGGTGGGCGTGTATCCTATCTCATCCTTAATAGGTTTACACTCACATTCCCAAGGCCACATTACACTTACAGGCTCATAGCCGGGAAATTCAGACAACCATTCTGGAAGAATCCTAGGCTTTTCCATTTTGCCTATTCGCCTAAGAGCCTCCATTCTGTGGGAAATAAAATCCCAACAATCTATATTATCCCATTCAGTCTGAAATTCGTATGGCGCGATTAAACCTATATGAGTATCATCGTCAAACGTATACTGCTTATAACCATCCTCTTCAACACGATAAAGTTTTACTGTAGCGTGGTCATAAACCTCCACAACTAAGCAATGAGATTGAACCGTATTGTACCTTATGGAATCAAGACTGATTTTCTCAAAAGGGTTTTCTTGTATAAGATCAAGTTTTTTCATATCCCACAGACCCCGCTCAGACATT